ATTATTTCTCAGTTGGAAAACATTAAAGATGTTGCTACAACTGAGGAAAGAGATTTAACCTCTGACGAGAACAGTCAAGTTGATGGATTATTAACAGAAGTTGATAATCTTGATGCAAAGATTAAAAGAGCTGAAAAGTTAGAAACTATCAAGCGTAATGCTGCGGTTGTTTCTGGAGTTACAAGTACAAAAGTAGAAAAAGAAGTAAGAGATTACTCTTTTCAAGATGCTTTAGCTCAAGCTGCAAATGGTAGAATAGAAGGACTTGTAAAAGAAATGGATCAAGAGGCTAGAAATGAATCAAGATATACTGGTCAATCTTACAAAGGAATTGGTATTCCTTCAAGTATATTAACAAGAGCTGCTGTTGGAACTGCTGCTGGAAATGCAACTCAAGTAATGGCATGGACTGACCAATTAGAAGCAAACTTAGTAATGGCATCTGCTGGAGCTAATTTTTATTCTGGAGTTAACAACATGAAATTCCCAGTATTTTCATCAATCAATTCTGGATTCGTTGCTGAAACTGGTGGAACAGCTCCAAACGCAAATGGAACTGCAACATCTTTAACTTTAAGCCCAAAGAAATGTATTTCTATTGTAAATGTATCTGCTGAGGCTGTAATGCAAAATGCATCTATTGAAACTGCATTAAGAAGAAACATGGCACAATCAGTTGCTTCAACAATGGAATCTGCATTCTTAGGAAACGCTGACGTTACTGCTGCTCCAGAATCTTTATTTTTAGATGCGACATCTTCTGCAACAACTGCTATTTCTGCTGCTAACGTCCAATTAATGGAAACTGATACTTTAGCTGCTGATGTAAATTTAGAAGGATCAAGAATGGCTTACATTCTAAATCCAGCTGCTTATGCTGATGTAAAATCATTAGCTCAAGTTTCTAATGTTTCTGCATTATTTGACAATGCTGATAAGAGATTAAATGGATATTTCTCATTTGTAACATCAAACCTTAACTCTGGTGGTACTGCTTCAAAAACTGCGGCTTTATTTGGAGATTTCTCTAAAGTACACATTGCACAGTTTGGTGGTTTAGATGTGATTTATGACATTTATACTAATGCTGGAAAAGGTGAGCCAAGATATGTACTAACATCTCTAGTAGATGCTGGAGCTGTACAATCTTCAACATTCCACAAAAACTTGGAGGCTTAGTATTAATACTTAATTCAGAAAAGGGGTGGTGGACTTACCATCATCCCTTTTTTTATAACTAAATAATATGAAAACATATCAAGTAATAACAGCTGCAACAACATATCCAGTAAGTTTAACTGAGGCAAAATCACATTTAAAAGTTGATACTACCGCAGATGATACTTATATTGAATCTATTATCAAAGCTGCAACACAATTAAGTGAGGAATACACTAATAGGTTTTTTATTGATACTGTTATTGAACAATATGCAAGTAGTTTTGCTGAATTACAAACTTTATTTAAAAGTAAAGTTAGTGCGGTTGCTCATGTTAAATATTATGATAGTGATAATTCTTTGCAAACATTAAGTGCAACTGTTTATGATACTCAATTAAATTATGAGCCAAGTCAAATACAATTAGCTGATGGGCAAAGTTTTCCAACAATAACAAAAAGAAATGATGCTGTTTTAGCAAGATACACAGTTGGATATGGAAGTGCTGCAAGTGATGTTCCAGAAATAATAAAACAAGCTATCCTATTAACAATAGGGAATTTCTATCAAAATAGAAATAGTGTGGTGATAGGGCGTATAGCAACTGAGCTTCCACAAAATGTTAAATGGTTGCTTGATACATATAAAGTACAAATAGTAGGATGACAATTGGCGAATTAGATAGGAGAGTAACTATTGAATCAGTTAGTACCTCAGCTAATAGCTATGGTGAATTGACAAGAAGTTATGTTGCCTTTAGAACTGTTTGGGCTGCAATAGAATGGAAAGGGGGTAGTGAGAAAACAGATGAATCAAGTAAAATAACTGGAATGACTAAGTTGCATATTTATATTAGAAATTTAGACATGAGTAATTTGACTTTGCAATCAAGATTAACTTATGATGGGAAATATTATTTTCCTAAAGTAATTAATCAGATAGATGGAAGAACTGCGTTTTTAGAAATAATTTGTGAAAATAAAGATTAATGGCAAGAAGTAGTATTGAGGTATTAGGTTTAAGTGAGCTTGAAAGAATGTTCAAAGATTTGCCAAAACAAATTGGTGATGATAAAATATGGAATACATTTTGGAAAGAGAACTCAAAGCCTTTAGTTGATAAAGCACAAACATTAGTACCAAATAAAACTGGACAACTTAAAAAAAGTATAGGGTATTTTAGAACAAAAGCTAGTAAAAGAGAACATGGTGGTTATGTTGGTCCAAGAGTAAAAGGAAGATTTGCAAATACAGATAAAAATTACAAAGGATCAAACACAAAAAAAAGATATACTAAATCTGGGTTTTATGGAGCTTGGATAGAATATGGTAGTGAGGTTATGTTTGGAGGTAGGGGAACAGCAAAAAAAGGAGATCAAGAGTTTATGAATCCAGCATTCCAACAAACAAAAGGAATTATGGTTGCTAATTCATTAAAAGATGGCAACAAAGTAATGGGTAAATTAATTAAAAGCCATACTAAGAGAACAGAAAAGTATGGTACATTTGGATATTAAAAATGCAAATAGGTAAATCAATATATAATATTTTAGCAAATGATAGTGATGTAAGTGCTTTGGTTGGTACTAGGATATTTCCTAACGTAGCTCCGCAAACAACTACATTTCCATTTATTATTTACGATGTTACTGGTGTGCAGCCTAATGATACAAAAGATGGGGCATCAACATTAGACACAAATGATGTAATGATTTCTTGTTATAGTGAAACATATTCTCAAGCATCTGATTTAGCTCAAAAAATTAGAGTTGCAATGGATAGAATTAATGAAGGAACTTATGGAGGTGAACAAATACAATCAAGTCAATTTCAAAGTTACAATGATATATTTGACGATACTAGCGGTGATGCTGGTATTTACAGAAAGGCTTTAGATTTTGAGATTAGACAAATAAATCCGACAACTTAAATAAATAAATTATGAAAATAAAATTGAAAAAAAATTGGAGGTATGCTGGTCAAGTAATAATGGCTGGAACTGAAATGGAAATAAAGAATGAAGAAACTATTGCTTTCTTAAAAGATAATGGTTACTTAAAAGAGAAAAAAGAAAAAAAGGCAAAAGAAAAAGTTGCCGAAGAAAATAATTAATTAATATAAAAAATAAAAAGAAATGGCTATTTTAAATGGAACTGAAATAAAAGTTTATAGTACGGGAACAACTAACCTTGTTGCCTTTGCTCAAAACTGTACTCTGAATGTTAATCATTCACCAAGAGAAATCACAAACAAAGAAAGCGGTGGATTTAAAGAAATCTTAGAAGGGTTGAGAGATTTCTCTATTGACATTGATGGGGCTTATGCTTGGACTAATGCTGCTGGAGCTGCATTAACTGATGGGGTAGATGATACTTTAGAAACTAATGTTTTAAATGCAAGACAAGCTGTAACATTTATCTTTGGTGATACTGCTTCAACAAGTGATATAAGTTATTCTGGTAGTGGTTTTATCACATCTGTATCATTAACTGGCGGTTACGAAGATACCGCAACATACAGTTTAACAATTGAGGGAACTGGAGTGTTAACTCAAACTGTAAACTAAAAACTTAGGTGATTAGCTTAGGCTCTGAATTTTGTTTAGTGCCTTTGCTATGATCCTTTTAAACTAAACAAAAAAAATGAATTATACTTTTATAGAAATAAATAAAAAAAAGCTACCAATCAAATTTGGATTTAATGCTTTGCGTAAATACAGCTCAAAAACGAAAACATCATTACAAGATTTAGATAAACTTGGAACTGATATGACTTTGGATGATGCTTTAACATTAATTTATTGTGGTGTTGAAGATGGTTATAGAGCTGCAAAGCAAGAATGTGAATTGACTATTGATGATTTAGCTGATTTAATAGATGGTGATTTTGATAGTATTGGCAAAGCAATGGAAATACTAACAGAACAAATGGGAGGTAGTAACGAAAAAAAGCAGAAAGCCAAGAAGTAAAAGAAAAACTATCTTGGCTAAAACTTGAAAAGATTGCTTTTGGTTATTTAGGAATGGGAGTAGATGAGTTTTATGACTACCTACCTAAACATTTTTGGAATAAGTTAGATGGCTTTTATGAGCTTGAAAACATAAGAGAAAGAGGAAGATGGGAAAGAACAAGATGGCAAACAACTTTATTGCTTAATATACAAATACAAAAAGGCAAAAAGTTAAAGCCAACTGATTTAATAAAGTTTGAATGGGATAAAAACGAAAAAGAAATTAATTACGAAAAATTAAAAGCAAAAGCTGAGTTTATAAAAAAAATGTCAAATCATAAAACAAAAAAGATAGATGGCTAAATCAGTAGGTTATTTAACTATAATGTTTGGAGCAAATCTAAAAGGATTTGATCGTTCAATGCGTAAAGCTCAAAGAAGCATTGGAAAGTTTGGTGATAAAATGAAACGTACTGGTGAAACTTTAACAAGAAATGTTACAGTTCCATTAGCTGGTTTAGGTGTTGCTGCAATTAAAATGGCATCTGATTTTGAAGAAACTGATTCAAAATTTAAAACTGTATTTTCTAGTATACAACGAGAGGCAGAGCAAACAGCAAAAACTTTTAAAAATTCTTTTGGTTTATCAAGTAAGGCAGCAAAACAAATGCTTGGTGATACTGGAGATTTATTAGTTGGATTTGGTTTTACAGAAAAAGAGGCTTTAAATTTAAGTAAACAAGTAAATGAACTAGCGGTTGATTTAGCATCATTTACAAACTTTTCTGGTGGAGCTGAAGGGGCATCTTTAGCTTTAACAAAAGCATTACTTGGTGAAAGAGAATCAATAAAATCATTAGGTATTGCAATTACTGAAGCTGATTTAAAAAAGTTTGCAAAAGATCAAGGATTAGTTTTTAAAGAGTTAGATAGGGTAGCAAAAGCAACATTAACATATCAATTAGCATTAAAACAAAGCTCAAAAGCAATAGGTGATGTTGCAAGAACATCTGGTAGTTTTGCTAATCAAACAAGATTTTTACTGGCAGATTTACAAGATTTAGGTGTTGAACTAGGGGAGCATCTTTTACCAATAGCACAAAAAGTGTTAGCATGGAGTAGAAACATGATTAAAAGTTTCTCTCAATTAACTCCAGCACAAAAGGAAAACGCATTAGAATGGGGAGCAATAGCTTTTGCCTTAGGTCCAGTTCTAAATGCTTTTGGAACTTTAATAAGATTAGTTTCAAGAAGTTTAATACCATTTTTATTTAGTACAACTGGAATTGTTTTAGGATTAGCATCTGCATTTACATTATTATATAATAACTTAGGAGAGATATCAAAAAGGATAGCAAATGAATTTGCAAGTGAAGATTTAGCTGGGCTATTTACAGCTTTAGGGGCTGCCTTAAAAGTTACTAAGTTGGGTGGTGGTGATGAATTTATAAAACTAGGAGCTCAAATGGCTACTGTTGTAGCTACTGGAAAAGATTTACCAGAAAAAGAATTTAAATCTTTTAGTGATATAATAAAAGAACTTGGTGAAAATTTTAAAGAGTTAACTGGTGTTGCCTCATTGTTTGGGGGTGGTGGTTTAAATTTTGACAATGGTAAGATACCTTTTTTAAGTGCCGCAAACAAACCTAGTAAATTTATTGGACCATTAAATGAAGTTGGTGGTGGAATTAAAAAATTAACAGAAAATCAAATAGCTCTTAATGAAGCCACTAAAACTTTTGAAGATGTATTTTCAAGTGCTATGACATCAGCTGCATATAGTCAAGAAGGATTTTTTAAATCATTTTTAGACAACTTAAAACAAGCTATAAAACAAATGTTAATTCAATTAGCTATTACAACAGCAATTAAATTCATGTTTGGTGGAGGTAAATTATCTTTGAAAGATGCTTTTGGACAAGGATTGAAAGATGTGTTAAATTTATCTAATGTTCCTAAATTAGCATCTGGAGGAATTGTTACTGGTCCAACAATGGCTTTAATCGGTGAGGGTAACGAATCTGAAGCTGTGTTGCCTTTAAGCAAATTAAATTCAATGATAAATAATAATGGCGGAGGAACGCAACAAGTTGAAGTGTTTGGGCGTATTAGTGGCAATGATATATTTTTAGCAAATCAAAGAGGTAGCATTAACAGATTTAGATCAGTTTAATTTATGGCTTTAGCAAAACAATTTTACTCCAGCTTTAAGAGTTACAATGGCTGGGATTATTACTTAGAAATTTGGGTTGAAGGATATAGCGGAAGTGCTAGTGAAATTTCAATAGGAGCTGGTGGTCCAGTTATAACTTATGGAACTGATGAACAAGATAGATTCAGTCCAATATTATCAAGTAAGTTGGAGTTGCCTTTTATGGTAACCAATACTACTCAAGATGCTTTTATAAAAAATATAAGAGAAAACTTTAATGAGCAAGATGTTTATATTCATTTATATAGAGCAAGTTCAAGTGATTATAGTTCAGTAGCTCCATTGTGGTCTGGATTTGTGCTTATGGATTTAAGTGCATCACCAGATTTGTATTATCCTTATCCAGTTACATTAACTGCGGTTGATGGTTTGTCATTGCTAAAAGAAATTGATTTTTCAAAATCTGGAACAGCTGGTAGTTATACTGATGCTGATATGTATTCAAGCAATGGTAGGTTTACATATTGGCTAAAAGAAATATTATTAAAATCTGGAGCATCTACAACTACTCAAGGCTCTACTCAAGATTATAAATTTACAACTGCGATTAATTGGTTTAATAGTGTTATGCCTACTATTACGCAATCAACTGATCCATTTTATCAAACTAAGTGCAACACTAAAATGTTTTTCAGTAAAGATTCGGATGAAAATTTTACTGTTGTAAATTGTTATGATGTACTTAAAAACTTGTTAAAGCATTGGGGAGCAAGGATTATATATTGGAAACATATTTTTTATATAGTACAAATACAAGAATATAACACAGCTGAATCTGGAACTTATGCAAATCCAGATAATATAGATACCAGAACATATACAAAAACTGGAGCTTTTGATAGTTCGTCTGATAATTTAGGTGATTCATATTGGACAAGATATAATTTGTTAATTGATGACGTAACTGGAGGCATACAAAAATTAGCTGGTAGTCAATTTAACTACTTACCGCAATTAAAAAGAACTCAAGCTAAATTTATTGATTATGGTAACAAAAATTATTTTGGTGGATTGCCTTATGATTTAACAACTGGACAAACAGATGTAATTTATCAAGATACAATTAGTGATGTTTCTGTTGATGGTAGCATGATATTAATTATACCTTTAGATGTTACAATGAATGTTGCTTATAGTGGAACATTAGCAATGTCATTAACATTTAGAATGTATATAACTGATGGAGCAACAACGTATTATTTAAGATATGATCCATCTAATACTCCTAAATATTATTGGGAAAATGCAACAACAGCAAATCTAAATTTTAAAAAAACTGTATGGAGATCAAATTTAGATAATATTGTTGGAACACAAACTAAGGTAGGTTTTCATGAGCAAATAGAATTTAAAGATGTAAGTGGCTCTGCATTAACATTAACTGGTGATTGGGATATTTATACTGACATTGACAATTGGGGGGCTAACAGCGGTAGTTTTAAATTTATATATGCAGTAAATGGATTATTTAATTTACAAGTTTTATATGCTCCTTCCGCATCTACTATATATTGGACAAATACTTTAAATCCAAATTATCAAACCCCATTAAATCCATCTGTTATTGGGCAAACAAATCAGCCAACAGCATACAATCCTAATTACTCTTTAAATCCAACAACATCAAATAGCATTGTTAGTTATACATCTCAACTAAATATAAATCCATTTGAAGGTAAACTACTTATTGTTAATGCTAGTGCATCTGGAGCTTTGTATGGTAGTTTTGTTTCAGTAAGTCCAAATCCAACAACTAAAGATTCTGAAATAGTTGATTTTGGTGATTTAATTTGGGGTGATACATTACTTGCAAGTTCTGAGGGTAGCTTAAAAGTTTGGAATGGTAGTTCGTTTGTTAAATCAAATGTTATTGGAACATGGGGATTAGGCTCAACAAGTGGAAGTAATAGCTTTACTGAAATGCTATTATCTGAATATCTTTATGGACAAACTAAAGTTATTGAAAGTCCATCAATGAGGCTTGTAATTGGTGAAACAAATAAGAATCAAAATGATGGTAGTGGCTCAAGACCAAACTATATTAATCCAATTGGTAGATTAAAAGGTTATAGTGCAACTGGAACTACTCCATATTATATATTTAAAAGCGGCTCATTTCATTTATTAAAAGATGAGGT